TCATCTGCTTTCAAAGCAGCTTTTGTAAAGCTGTTGTTCTTCCACCATGCGGCCAGGGAAGCCACCACGGCTACCACTGTTGACACAGTGGTGTAGACTTCATCATCGCTGAACGGAAGCGGGTTCTTGCCAAAGGCATTCAAGAGTACATTCAGCAGCGATACCGCCAGCACAGCGGTTCTCGCAATGGTTCCTGCGTTTACTTTCATAGTTAATCCTCCTTTTGTGGCTCCTCCGGGAGCGCAATAATCTCATTATAAAATCTGGTCATCATACCATTGCCGCCCAGGGCGTGGTATGCGTCATACACCTTGACCATGGCTTCCTTGGCGTACAGGGGGCAGTAGCCCCGCTCTGTGTGCTTGTCGTGCTGCCGTATGATCTCGGCGCGCAAAATGGACTGCAAGCCGTTTTCGATGGCTATGTACCGGGCTGTGGTGACTTCGTCAATTGCTTTTTTGCTCTTTTTTCTTGCAATCAATGAAGCAATCACAGCGGACACGGCGCTGCCCACCACCGTTGACACGGCAGCGGTCAGGGCGGCCGTGACGAATGCGCTATACATCGGTCTCACCCCCTTGCAGGGCGTTGATCTCTGCCCGGTATGCTGCCCGCTGCTTGCGGATCGGCGCATATTCATCCTCAGACAAAGCGCCGTCCGTGTACTTCAGACAGAGGTAATCCGTCTCCGCCAACTCGGACTTTAAAAACGCAATGCGGCTTTCTGTTTCAATGCTCATTTTGCCACCCCCAGTATTTCAACTTGTGTGCCGCTGCCAATCGTCTTGCCGTTCGTTGGAAACGACAGGGCTTTGATCGCACCATGGTTTTCCACATCTCTCATAATGTTGAAGGTGATCCCGCTTGCGTTCCATATTGCGTTCCCTGCCAGGACATTGGTCGCGTTGAAGTTACTGGATATGTTCGTCTTATTCGTTTGCACGCGCACCATGTTGCCGGTGATATCAACTTCCGCCACCGCAAGAGAGCCTTTCGCCGCGTCCGTCTCATACCGGAACACATTCGGCAGGAAGCACTTGGAGGTGTAGGAATTCAGATACACAGTGGTATCACCGGCCGCTGAATTAGAAGCACTGCCCGCCACCGCCATGCGCAGTCTGATCTTGCGGCAGGGATTGGCAAGGTCCCACTGCTGGTTGGCCGTGGTGTCTTCATCGAATGTTTTTGTGAACACGATCTCCCAGGTTTCAACACCAGATGCGCCGGGTTCACCGGGATCCCCCTTATCTCCCTTGTCGCCTTTGGCACCATCATTACCGTTCACGCCGTCTTTGCCTGCGGCACCTGTATCGCCCTTGGGGCCTACGACCTCACCCAGAAGTACAGTCGTACCGTCTGTGTAAGTGATCTGTAGCTCTCCGGCTTCTGTGATTTGTGCATCGGTGATACCAATGCCATCCGCACCGGCAGGTCCTTGTGCACCGGTGTCGCCCTTTACGCCCTTTGCACCACGCGGTCCCTTAACATTACCCAAGTTATCCTCTTCGCCGTCAGAATACTCCAGTTGCAGCTCTCCATTGTCATTCACCCACGCGGTATTGATACCGCGACCGTCCGTACCATCTTTACCGGGCGCACCATCTGCGCCTGGCGCTCCGTCTTTGCCGTCCGTGCCAGGAACACCCTGTGGGCCCACTGCACCATCTTTTCCCGGTTCGCCCTGCGGTCCTCGCTCTCCATCTTTACCAGAAGCGCCCTGGGGACCCGTGTCACCCTTTGGGCCTTTAATGTTCACCGGTTCCGGGTTGTCCTTCCCGCCGTCATTGGTCCAGCTGATCTCGCCCGCTACGGACACGCTGGGCGTATAAGTGGTGCCATTCACACCCTTACCAATATCCTTGAGCAGTGCCTGCACCTTGGCGTAATAAGACTCCAACTCCGTTGGATCCGGTGCGTCCGTCTCCACAGCTGCCGGGTCATAAGAACCAGGGCGCACATAAAACACGCACGGCTCCGGGCTTATACGCTGCACCAACTGCTCGCCATCCACGGCATAGCCGTAAACGCCCAGGCGGCACATTCCCTCTTGCAGCGGCGGGGCGAAACACTGTCCATCCACCACAGTGGCAAACTGGCCATTCATGCACACCCGCACGACCAGATCGGCGTATGCCGGATCCAGCTCTACCACACAGCGGATCTGATTGACATTCTCAGCCGTCACCGGGTCTTTGTTTTGCAAGATCACCGCCTGTTGGGTGACCTTAATGTTTAATGTCTGCATAAAATCCTCCTTTTTGACATAAAAAAACAGCGTGCCTAAGCCGCCGTTTGCAGTTGACTGCAATTTGTATTTTACATAGAGATCACCGCCTAAAGGATACAAAACCGCAATCGTTTCGCTTCCTGTTGACTTTTGCGCACTGTTTGCATATAATGATGTCGATGAGACTCCCCGCACCTCTGTTTGTGAACGCAAGCAAGTGTCCCAGTGGGAGTTTTTACTTTCGTAACATAAGCGCAGATAGTAAGCGGACTGGCAATTGCCTGTCCGCCTTTTTTGTTTACAGCTTGGCTTTCAATGCGTCCACCCCTGCCCGCAGATCGTCCAACTGCTGCTCCAGCGCTTGTATGCGCTTTTCTTGATTCTGCACCACCGCAAGCAGCGGCGCGATCAGTTCACTATAATTCAGTGACCACATCAATTCATCGTCCGTGGCTTTTGCGTCAAAATATTTTTCTTCGTTGCCATCGACCACAGCTGCCTTGCAAGCCGCAATGTCGCCCACGGTATTCTTTGCGGCTTCCGCCACATCTTGGGCGATCAGTCCCATGTGCGTGCGACCGGTGCCATCCTTCAGCTTGTAAGTAACTGGCTGCAAGGCATCAATAAACGCCTTCGCCTGTTCTGTATTGAAGTCGGCAATATCTTTTTTCAGCTTACGGTCTGAACCGGTATTCACACCGTTTCCAGCATATACCGTGTCCCACTTATAAGATGCAGTCCCCAGGAATGCTCCGTTGTCCTTTTGTGGCCGCAGGATCGTTCGCTTGCTGCCGGATTTCTCAACGAAATATAACAACATAGTCCCCAGTGTGGGAAAGCCGCTTTTCGTTGCGTCTGTAAGTCGCATCAGAATCCCGCCAGTGTCCCCGGTATCGCCGCCGGCGGTAAAAGCCACACGACCCCCATACACAACTGTTTGCTTGCCGTCTTGCAAGCGACCGTAGCCAAGCATTGTATTCCCGCTTGACGCATTCTGCGGGTTCAGTACATTGTATCCGCTGCCATCGTACACAGAGCCACCGGGCGAAACATAAAGGCGATACACCCCTGCACTGCCATCCTTATTCACATAGAAGCTATAGCTGTTGGAACTGCTGTCCGTGACAGAGATCAACGGCCGCAGCGTTGAGCTGCCGCTTTGGCTGCTGATGGCGACCGTATAGTCAATATCTCCGATAGTGAATGTCTTAGTCAGTGCGGTATCGTTGATCGTAAACCCGGCGATTTCACCGGCTTTTGCGTTGATCTTGCCGTTTTGCAAAGTAAAATCATCAGAGAGTATTTCTATACGGCTGGCAGAAAGGCTGATTGTGTCCGGGCTTTGGTTGATCTCACTGACCACATCACCCTTGCTGACCTTAAGCTGCAACCCGCTGGCCAGCTTGTTGATCTCCGACTTAATGCCGGCCGCAGACGGTTCAGTGTAGCTGTACTCCGGTTGCTGCGATGTTGGTGCATCGAGCTGTATGCTTTCCTTCAAGCCTCCATCGACTGTGACGGTGTAATTCAGCACCCACACCGTCTTAGCGCTCCCATCTTTCCCCTCAGCCGTACACACATCGCCGAAATCCATCCAAGGCACGCCGAATGTTCCTAAGTTCACGGCGTTATAGGCATACAAACCGGCCGAAAGAATGCCAACAGTATAATTGTCTGTCAGTGGTTGCTTATTGGCATTCTTGGCTATGGCGTATTGCAAAATTGGGTTGTTTTCAATGGTCAGCTCCACCGTTTTCATTCCGGATGACAGCGGCAGCGCTTCGTTTGTGATGCTGTAATTCTGATCTCCGCCTTGGAGCACAACGGTATTGATTGCCACGCGTTCGCCGGTAGAAAGGGCTGACATTTCCTCCAGCGAGATGTTCTCATCCGTTTTGTTCAGCCGGCTGAACACCAGTGTGGACCCATCTAAGCGGATAATACCGCACAGCACCTCCGCAATATCGTCCAAGAAATCACGATAGGTTGCGCCGGAATAGGCGCTCTCCAGCACCGGGTATGCGGTCAGGCTGGGGAAGTCCTGCGCCGTCCACCCAAACTGTTCAACTACTGCGTCAAACAACGCCTGCGCAGTTGTCGGCGTTTCCGTCTCCCCTTCATCGGGTACTTGGGCCGTCATGGCCACCATGGCTTTGACCAGTCCATCATAGGCTGTAAATGTGTACGCCTGGGTGTCCTCGTTGTACTTGGTGGAGTTGTCGTCCGTGGCAATATAAAACTTGCCATAATCCACATATTCCACCGTTCCGTCCGGAAGCTGCACACCGACCTTTACGCTGTCAAAAACACGGTTGTTCACAACAGCGATAGTCAGTGCCTCAGCGTTTTTCAACGACACATTGATGGAGCGCATAGCCGTACCGGGGAAAGCGGCGTTGCCGGTGACTGTCAGGGATACGATATCATCAGTGGTAAACACCGTG